GAATTTCCGCAGATTCTTAAATGGGCGGTTGACGGGTGTATCAAATGGCAGAAATACGGCATTGAAGACCCTCAGTGTGTTAGAGACGCTGTAGAGGAATATAAGGCTGAAATGGATTTACTTGCATCATTTATCGACCAGTGCATAAAAATTGATTATATGAGCGATGAGAGGTTCATAGCAAGTGATTTATTCAAACTGTATAGCAGATGGGCAAGAGAGAATAATGAATATGAAATGAACAGCCGAAGGTTTGGCCGAGAAATGACCAAGAAAATGCCTAAAAAAGGCAAAAGCGGAAAAGGAATATATTATACAAATATTGCTTTGACGGAATATGCAGAAGACTTGTTGGAGGGAAATGGATACAGACAGTATTCCTTTAAAGATTATGAATAGAAAACCGAAAGCGCCGTGCAGAAATTGTGCTGACAGAAATATAAGCTGTCATAGTTCTTGTGAAAAATATGTTGAATTCAAAAAGCAACTTGATGATTTTAATATAAAGTTAAAAAAACAGAAGGAAGATTACAGAGAGCGACATAATTCGGTACGGCGTTTTCATATATAGAGGAAGTGGTAAGGATGTATTATAGCAACCAGGATTTATTGGATGCAGTTACATTAGTGTCTTTTCTGATTGGGATAATGAATTACAATGAAAACTTATCCCAGAGCGACAAAGACGACATGATGCATGCGTTAGATGAAAAGACAAATGCAATGCTGAAAAGACTGGAAAGCGATTTAAAGGAACAAAACAAAATGCTTGAAGAAGTGTTAAGGATTTTGAAAGAAGGAAGAAATGAAGAACTTTAAAAGTGTCGGAAAGATTGTTGAAGGCAATGAAGGCGATAAGTGCAATTATCCCCAGCGTCTTGATACGTACGGCTGTGGCTGTCAGCACGATTGCAGTTATTGTTATGCTAAGTCTTTGCTGAATTTCAGGAATTTATGGAACTCTCAAAATCCAAGCGTTGCTCTTATTTCGGATATTTCTCGAGCAATAAGGAAAAAGCCACGAGATATTGAGGTGGTGCGTCTTGGAGGAATGACAGACTGTTTTCAGCCTTTGGAAAAGCTGCACAGAGTTACATACAAGACGATAAAGATTTTAAACAGACGAAGAGTAGAATATCTCATTGTTACAAAGTCTGCAATGATAGCAGATGATGAATACATTGAAGTTCTTGACAAAGATTTGGCGCATATTCAGATCACTGTTACAACGCTTGATGATGATCTGTGCAGAACCTATGAAAAGGCGAGTCCTCCGAGCGAACGAGTTAAGGCAATAAAGAAGCTTCAGGACCTGGGATTTGATGTTCAGTTAAGATTAAGTCCGTTTATTCCGGAGTATGTGGATTTTGATAAAATCAACAATTTAGGAATTGACAGAATATGTATTGAGTTTTTGAGAGTTAATTCATGGATAGAAAAATGGTTTGACCTTGATTATTCTGAATATACTCTTAAAGAAAACGGATATAGGCATTTACCTTTATGGAGGAAGAAAAAATATATAAGTCAGATTACCGGATTTAAGGAAATGACGGTATGCGAAGATGAAGATGAGGCATATGAATATTGGAAGAATAATTTCAATTTCAATAAAAATGACTGTTGTAATTTAAGGAGGAAAAATGAAGCTAAAAATTGAATATCTGCCGATTGCGGAATTAAAGACTTATGCAAACAATGCAAAGGTTCATACAGCCGAGCAGATTGACATGATAAAGGAAAGCATAATCAGGTTTGGATTCAATGATCCTGTGGCTATATGGAAGAATGGAGAGATTATTGAAGGACATGGACGTCTTATTGCTGCAAAAGAACTTGGATTCAAGCAGTTACCGATAATCAGGCTTGATGATCTGACAGACGATGAACGCAGGGCATATATACTTGTGCACAACAAGTTAACAATGAATACCGGTTTTGATGTGGATGTTCTCAACGAAGAACTTGAAGCGCTTGCAGCTGAGTCTATGGAAGATTTCGGATTTGCCATGAGCATGGAAGATCTTGAAGAAGTTGCTGAAGAAATGGATAACATTGAGGACGAGTTGAAAAAAGTAATCTGTCCAAGATGCGGTAAGGTTGTAGCAATAAAAAGGAGATAAGCATGAAAGATTTAAAGATTGAGTACATTCCTGCTTCAGAAATAAAAACGTATGTGAACAATGCAAAAATACATACAGCAGAACAAATCGAGCAGATTAAACGAAGCATTGAAGAGTTTGGGTTTAATGATCCGATAGCAGTGTGGAAAAATAATGAGATAATCGAAGGCCACGGCAGATTGATTGCCGCACTGGAAATGGGAATTGACCAGGTTCCTGTAATCAGGCTGGATGATTTATCAAATGCAGAAAGAAAAGCTTATATGTTAGTCCATAACAAACTTACCATGGATACAGGCTTTGACTTTGACCTTCTTGTAATGGAGATTGAAGACATAGCCATTAACCTGGAAGAGTTTGGATTTGATTTTGAAGAAGATGACGGCGAAGTTGCAATAACAAATACAGAATACAATACAGAGGATTTTGGCGATGAAAAATTCACCTATGAATGCACAAACTGCGGTTTCAGATTCAACGCATAAATTCCCGTATATCTGGAGCCTGAATGATTTAAAGGAAGTTAAAAAGAATGGAAAGAAAGTGTTTTCATTCTTTTCTTGCGGAGGAGGTTCCTCCATGGGATATAAACTTGCAGGCTTTGATGTAATCGGGAATTGTGAAATTGATACTGTAATTAATGAGATTTACAAAGTTAACAACCATCCGAGATATAATTATCCGATGGATATCAGGGAGTTCATTGATATGGATGTGCCTGAAGAACTTTATAATTTGGATATTCTTGACGGCTCTCCTCCGTGCAGCACATTTTCTCTTGCAGGAAGCAGGGAAGACGCATGGGGGAAGGAAAAGAAATTCAGGGAAGGACAGGCCGAGCAGATTTTGGATGACCTGTTCTTTTGGTATATAAAGGCGGTTGACAAGCTAAGGCCTAAAGTGTTTGTAGCTGAAAATGTCAAGGGGCTGATATGTGGAAATGCAAAGGGATATGTCAATCAGATTATAAGAGAGATAAAAGATATTGGTTATTCCGTTCAGGTATTTCTGCTTAATTCTGCAACCATGGGTGTTCCGCAGAAAAGGGAAAGAGTTTTTTTCATAGGACACCGAAATGATTTGGCCTATCCGAAGCTTCAACTGGCTTTTAATGAAAAACCGATAAGATATAATGAATTTCAGGACGATGATTATATAAAACTTAATGAAAACACTGCGGCGTTTAAGCGCTGGAAGCAACGAAGTTATCATGACCGTACTTTGGCAGACACCGTGAAGAAAATAGAACACGGTAAACTTAGCGGATTTACAACACCTTACATTAAAGGAAATAAAGTTGCAAATACATTAACGGCAGGAAGCAGGCCGATAAGGTTTGACAAGCCTGGGTATATTTCCAATAAAGACATTATTACAATTCAGACATTTCCGCAGGACTATGACTTTTGCGGAAGAGATCCGTGTTACGTATGCGGAATGAGTGTTCCGCCTGTAATGATGGCAAACATATCAAGTGAATTATATGAACAATGGTTAAGGAAGGATGATTTAAATGACTAAAAAGATGATTTTATCCCTGGTGTTTTATGGAGGGGGACAGTTAGAAAAAGAACTGTTCTACAAAGGGAGTTCGGAAGAGGAAATTGCAAAAATCATAATGGATGATGAAAATGAACTGTTTCAGTACATGATAACACATGATGACAGGGGGAGCAAAGCTTTTTGTTTCTGTGGATTCATGTTTGAAAAAGAAAAGATAATGGCGGCTCAATTATCAGAGCCTCCGTTTTGGGAGGGATGATAAGTGTCAAATTTAGAGAATTTAAAAGGACATGGCTTTGATGAGCGTACAGCGGAAGAACAGCGAAAAATAGCAAGCATGGGAGGAAAAGCGTCAGCAAAAGCCAGAAGAGAGAAAAAAAACCTAAGAATTGCTCTTGAAATGCTGTTGGAAAAGGATTTTAAAGACAAAAGCGGAAAGACAGTATCAGGAACTGAAGCAATTACTGCAAAACTGTTTGAGCAGGCGATGAGAGGCAATATAAAGGCTTTTGAAACCATACGGTCTACAGTAGGGCAAGACCCGGTTCAAAAGGTTATGGTGGCAGATGTGGACCCTGAGGTTATAAATGAAGTAGAAAGCATAGTTTTAGGTAATTCAGATGATGACAAGAATACAGGCGATTGAATTTCTGACCAACCGACCTGTTGAATTTGCCCACATGCTTGGATTTACCAAGTTAACAGACCTGCATAACAAATGGATTAGGGAAATGCTGTTAGGAAAAGAAGATGCAACGTTAATGGCGCACAGAGGTTCATACAAAACCACGTGCGTGTCTATTGCACTGGCATTGACCATTATCCTTTTACCGAGTGTCAGAACTGTATTCATGAGGAAAACGGATACGGACGTCAAGGAAGTTCTTAAGCAGATACAGAAAATTCTTCAGGATCCTCATACACAGTATTTTGTTCAGGCTATTTATGGAGTGAATCTGCGTCTTACCACGCAATCTACTACAGAAATCAATACAAATTTAATAACAGACGTAAAAGGAACGTCGCAATTGCTTGGATTAGGTACGAAGGGTTCAATAACTGGTAAGCATTTTGACAGAATATTTACAGACGATATTATCAACGTAAACGATAGAATATCAAAAGCGGAAAGAGACCGCGTCAAATTGGTTTACCAGGAACTGCAGAATATCAAAAACAGAAGTATACACGGGAAGATCTTCAATACTCTGACACCGTGGCATGAAGAAGATGCTTCTACTCTTATGCCGGAAGCTGAAAAATACACCTGCTATGATACTGGTCTTATTTCGGATGAAGAAATTCAGGAAGTAAAAGAAAAGATGACGCCGTCGCTGTTTGCTGCTAACTATGAACTTAGATTCATTGCCTCAGAAGACGTGATCTTTACCAATCCGCAGACAGATGCACGTGTCGAACATGTTTATAACGGCTATACACATGTGGATGCAGCATATTATGGGGAAGATTATACCGCTTTTACAATAGTTGCTATCCACGATGGTAAGTTTTACGTCTATGGGAAGTGCTGGCGAAAGCATATTGATGATGTTATGCCAGAAATTGCAAATCTGCATAACAGATTTTTGTGCAGAAAACTGTTCTGTGAAACTAATGCTGATAAAGGTTATGTGGCAAAAGCATTCAGAGATAAGGGATTAAGGGTGTCAACTTACCACGAGCGCGAGAACAAGCATGTAAAGATCACGACTTATTTGAAGTTCAATTGGAAAGATGTTATATTTGTAGAGGGGACTGACGAAAAATATATCAATCAGATCTGTGATTATAATGAGAATGCAGAACATGATGACTGTCCAGACAGCCTGGCGTCCCTTATCCGAAAACTCGAAAGGAGAAAAAATCGTGACGGACAATATAATTTACAAGGAGTTTGAGAATGATTAAGACCATATTTTTAACTTTTGTAATAACATTTATATTAACTCAGATAATGTTGAAAGGATTAGATAAATGAGAACTTTTCAGGATTTGCAGACAGTTTTAGAAAAGGAAAACACACAGCAGTTGATGCAGTTTATAAGGACCATTATTGACCAGTACAAGGCTGATAATCTTTACAGGAATGCTGTTATTGCAGATAAATATAATCGGCATGAGAATGTAACGATAAATCAGTATCAGAAACTGCTTTATAAAGTTACAGGCGAAGCGGTGCCGGATAATTACAGTGCTGATTTTAAAATGGCCTGCAGGCACTTTCACAGATTTATTACTCAGGAGAATCAATTTCTATTAGGTAATGGTACGATCTGGGAACAAGAAGATACGCCTGACAAACTAGGAACGGATCGCAAGCCTTTTGACACTCAGCTTCAGAAACTGGGTAAATGGGCGCTGATCTGCGGTGTATCATATGGATTTTTCAATCTGGATCACCTTGAAGTGTTCAATGCTCTGGAATTTGCACCGTTGTTTGACGAGGAAGACGGGGCACTGAAAGCCGGAGTAAGATTTTGGCAGATTGATAAAGACAAGCCATTAAGGGCGACACTGTATGAGATTGACGGTTACACTGATTTCATATGGAAACAGGGCGAAGGCTCTGTGCTTGTTGAAAAGCGACCTTATAAGCTTAAGATCAGGTATTCTGAAATGGATGGCTCTGAAATTTATGCAAAAGAAAACTATCCAACATTCCCGATAGTACCACTGTGGGGGAACGAAGAACACCAGAGCGAGCTGATAGGGTTAAGAGAGCAGATTGACTGCTACGATCTTATAAAGAGTGGATTTGCCAATACTGTTGATGAAAGTTCTCTGCTGTATTGGACGATAAACAACGCAGGCGGTATGGATGATGTGGATCTTGCCAAGTTTGTAAAGCAGATCACGGAAGTGCATGCAACCGTTATTGAGGATGATGGCTCTTCTGCAGAAAGTCATCAGATTGAAGCGCCGTATGCAAGCAGGGAAGCTTTATTGGATCGTCTTAACAAGGACCTTTACAGAGATGCAATGGCTCTGGATACCGAGAACATTTCAGGCGGAGCGATAACTGCAACACAGATCCAGGCTGCATATGAGCCTTTAAACAGTAAGACAGATGGGTTTGAATACTGTGTCAGAGAGTTTGTGGACGATATACTGAATCTTGCGGGGATTGATGATAATGTGACCTTTACAAGATCTATGATTATCAATACTCAGGAAAACATTCAGACTTTACTGCAGGCGGCACAGTTCTTGCCGGGGGATTATGTTACAAGAAAGATCCTTGCATTCCTTGGCGACGCAGGACAGGCAGATGAGATCTTACAGCAGATGGATGCTGACGAGCTTGAAACAATGGCAAGCCTTGTTGATAGGCAGTATCAGACGGAGGGTCAAAATGAAGAAACAAATCAAGAAGAAGAAGAGAATAGTTAATCATTACATTACAAAGTATCTTGAAAACGGTAAATTGTATTGCGAGTCTTGGTTACAAATTGGAACTTTTTGTTTTTCAAGAAGAAAGATTGAAATATAATGGAACTGGATTACGGCCACAAGATGGCAGATGATGAGCTGCAAAAGCTGGAAAGAAAGCTGAAAAGAGAATATAAAAAAGCTTATCAGGAGTCAAAGAAAAAAGCAGAAGAATATCTGAAGAAATTTCAGGAAGAAGATAAAAAGCGAAAAAAACTTGTCGACGATGGAAAAATGACTGAAAAAGACTATCAGAAGTGGCGACAAGGTAAAATGATGATGAATAAGAGATGGGAATCATTGAAAAATTCATTATCGGAAGAAATGAATGAAGTAAGCAAGTATGCAAATGGAGAAATTTATCAGCATTCTGCTAATGTATTTGCTGAAAATTATAATTTTGGCCAATATGAGATTGCTGCAAGAATACGTGGCGGGGGAACCGCTGATATAAGCCTGAATACAAGTTTTACAATTTATGACAAGAACACTGTCTTAAATCTCGCAAAAAATAAACCTGGTCTTCTGCCAAAGCCGGGAAAGAAAACATCTGAAGCAATTGCACAGAAAAAAATCAAAAAATGGAGAAATCAGACTTTGCAGTCAGTTATGATGCAGGGCATTCTTCAGGGTTTGTCAATTCCAGATATTGCAGATCGGCTTGCCTCAAGTCTGGCCATAAAAGATATGAATGTGGCGATAAGAACCGCAAGAACAATGACTACTTCTGCTGAAAACGCAGGAAGGCTTGAAGGGTATAAACATGCTGATAATCTGGGGATAAAAGTGAACAAGATGTGGATTGCTACTCTGGATAGCCGGACAAGGCATTCCCACAGGCAACTGGATGGAGTCAGTATTCCCAAGGAAGAAAACTTTGAGAACGGTTTAAAATTTCCTGCGGATCCTAATGGCGCACCTTCTGAAGTTTATAATTGCAGGTGCACATTAATAGCAGATTTCCCTAAGTATAGAACGAATGCCAGAGATATGAGCCTGAGAAATACTGATAAAATGCAGGAAGATGATTATCAAAAATGGAAAGATGCACTGAAGAAAGAAGAAAAGAAAAAGAATCCTGTTGAAGAAGTTAAACATACAGGCGAATATGAAGCATTCTTAAATTACTGCAAATCAAATAGAGTAGGATTTAAAGAAGTTGAGGAATTGACTGAAGTGTTAGATGAAGACGCTATTATTGAAAGATTAGGCGGCGGAGATCTCACAAAGGGGTCCTGTATGTCCTTGGCCTGTGCATATGCAGGTAATAGAGCCGGATTAGATGTTCTTGATTTTAGAGGCGGTAAAGATACCTTTGCTTTTGCTAATTATGGCAATATTCTAAAAATATTGAAATTTGATAATGTTGTATCATTTAGAGAAGAACATTTTAATGCAGTTAAGGCTGCGCGAGCTGTATTAAAAAATGTTGAGAATGGAAAAGAATATATATTGACAGTTGGGGCACATGCAGCCGTTGTAAGAAAAAATCCAGAAACTGGAGTTCTGGAGTATTTGGAATTGCAGTCCGGTATAAAAAATGGATTTAGGCCGTTAACGGATGTAGATGGATTGAGGAAAAGATTTGGTGCCAAAATGTCAAGAACAATACTTGGGACAAAAGTATCACAACATGCCGAGTTGATAGACATTGAGTCTTTAGGAAAGAGTAAAGATTTCCGCGAAGCTTTAGGATACTTAAATACTGATGCTGATAAGCAGAGAAAGGGGAAAATGGGTCATGAGCGATAATTGGTATAAAGAAAATGATAAAGATCAGGTCTGGTGGCTGGACAATTCAGATGAGGTCCGTGGAATATTTATTTTCAGTTTTGATAAGAAAAAGCAATATAATATGTTTCAGGACTATCCATGGAAGTTAACAAAAGAAGAAAAAGAGATTTTTGATAGAGAAAATCCACATTGGGCTGAATTTTTTAAAGATAGGAAGTGATTGTATGGCAGTAAGAGTAATTAATGATCATACTGATTTGGTGGAAAAGGCACTTGAGAGTCAACTTGAATCAGCATTATATATCATTGGCCAAAAAATGGAAGGCTATGCAAAGATGAAATGTCCAGTTGATACAGGTAGATTAAGAAATTCAATTTCAAATGCTTATGACGCCAGTGACAGGAGAGTTGTTGTAGGAACCAATGTAGAATATGCTCCCTATGTCGAATTGGGAAGCCGGGGGAGAGATGGCAAGCATTTTTTAAAAAAATCTATTGAGGAACATCTTGATGAATATAAAAGAATAGCAATATTAGAGCTCTCAAAGTAGCAATATTTTATTGCTACTCTTTTTTTTTTATGTAAAGTGTGAACAATAGTGAACAAATGAATACACTTTCCGGAAAAGTCCTGAAAAAAAAATATTTTTTTTGACACTTTTTTTTACGTATTATTCACTTTATTCACTTTTATTCACTTTTGTCTTCTTTTTTTTTAATAAATTAATAATATTTTTAATTTTTTTTAATAAGAAAAAATTAAAAAAATAAGAAAAAATAGTGTTTTTTGGAGAAAAAATTGTTAAAATGTTATTACTGAGAGGGGGTTCTCAGTGTTTCAACGTTTACTCAATAAGGTATAGAAAAAATCTTGGCGGAAGTTGAGATTTTTTCTTTTTTTATGTATACTATGGATGAACCTAATTACAAAGAAATGTAAACGAAGCACAGGAGGTTATAATGGCTTTTACCAGGAAGATGCTCAAGGCAATGGGTATCGAAGAAGAAAAGATTGACCAGATTATCGAAGCTCATGTTGAAGTAGTCGGATCTTTAAAGGATGAAAGAGACGAATATAAAGACAAGGCAGATAAGCTGCAGGTTGTGGAAAAGGAATTGAAATCATTAAAGGCAGATAATGAGGGAATTTCTTGGAAGGAAAAGTACGATAAAGTACAGCAGGATTTTGATGCTTATAAAGAAAAGCAGAAGGCAGAAACTGAAAGACAGAAGACAGTTAATGCTTATAAAGAAGTATTAAAAAAAACTGGGGTCTCTGAAAAGAGGATTGACAGTATTATTAAGATTTCAGACCTGTCTAATATAAAGCTTGACAAAGACGGAAACATAAAGAATGAGGATTCTGTTGTAGAAAACATTAAGACTGAATGGTCTGATTTTATCGTACAAGAAGGCATGGAAGGTGCTAAAGTTGAAAATCCGCCAAAGAACACTGGCGGTACTAAAATGACCAAAGATGAGATTTTCAAGATCAAGGATGCTAAAGAAAGACAGCAGGCGATCGCGGATAATCACGAACTCTTTGGGTTTTAACAAAAGGAGAATTTAATTATGCCAGCAAAAGCTAAACTGACAAAGGTATCTGATATTAGCGTTAATGTCAGAGAGATTGATTTTGTTACAAGATTTACAAGAAACTGGGAAGCACTGAGACAGGTGCTTGGAATTTTAAGACCGATTGCAAAGCAGCCGGGAACAACTCTGACTTCTTATGAAGCAACAATGAAAGACAGCGCACTTCAGGGCGGATCAAGCGTAGGCGAAGGCGAAGAAATCCCATATACAGAATTTCAGGTTACGCCTGTTACCTATGCAGATCTGACGCTTGAAAAGTATGCAAAGGCTGTATCGCTTGAAGCAGTAAACAAGTATGGTGCTGAAGTTGCTATTCAGAGGACGGATGATGCATTCCTTTATGAACTGCAGTCAATGGTAATGAATAGATTCTATACATTCCTTGGGACTGGTACATTAACCGGAGCTGCAGCAACATTTCAGGCCGGTGTGGCAAAGGCTATTGGAGAAGTTAAGAACAAGTTCCAGACAATGCACAGAAATGCAAGCCAGACGGTTATCTGGGTAAACACCCTTGATGCTTATAACTATCTTGGTGCTGCAGAACTCACAGTTCAGAACCAGTTCGGTATCACTTATGTGGAAAACTTCATGGGCGCAGATGTTATGATCTTATCTGCAGAAGTTCCAGAAAATACAATTTACGCAACACCAGTTGACAATATTGTACTTTACTATGTTGATCCATCAAATAGTGATTTCAAACAGTTAGGACTTGATTATACGGTTGAAGGAGAAACAAATCTGCTTGGGTTCCATGCAAATGGTGATTACTCACACGCAGTCGGAGAATCATTCGCAATTATGGGCATGGCTCTGTGGGCAGAATATCTTGATGCTATCGCAGTAATTGAGATTGACGATTCTTTTCTGACTGATCTTACTGTTACGGCAGATGCTTCTGATGCTTCTTATCCGTGGACGGCATTACATCCGGCTGATTTCCAGAGTGATGTATCGGTAGCAGATGGTAAGATCACAGGCAAACT